ATGGCAAAGAAACGCACGCCTTCCAAGGTAGTAAAGCTCCAGCTCAAGGCTGGACAGGCTAATCCGGCTCCCCCGGTCGGTACCGCTCTCGGGCCGACGGGTATCCAGATCGCAGAATTCTGCAAGCAGTTCAACGACGCAACCCGCGAAAAGATGGGTATGGTCCTTCCGGTTGTCATCAACATCTACGAAGACCGCACCTTCGATTTCTACACCAAGCAGCCGCCGATGACCTTCCTCATCAAGACTGAGCTCAACCTCAAGTCCGGCTCGAAGCTCCCGCACAAGGATAAGGTGGCTCACCTTACCATGGACCAGCTCAAGAAGATCGCCGAAGCGAAGATCGTTGACATGAACGCCAACGACATCGAAATGGCGATGAGCATCGTAGCAGGCTCCGCCCGCTCGATGGGAATCACTTCCGACCTCAGGTAATACGCACAAACGGGGGAAACCCCGTTTTTGCTCCCATCGTCTAGCGGTTAGGACACCACCCTCTCACGGTGGTAGCAGGGGTTCGATTCCCCTTGGGAGTACCAAGTAGATATCCAATTGCAAAGAGGTGTTCGAACACCTCTTTTTGCTGTACTTCAAGCCTTTTCTCGGAGTCGACCGAGAGTTTCACCAAACCGGCCTTCAGAATGCACCCTTTGAGGACGTCATCACCGCTTTCGTAGGTACCGGAGAGGTTCGCGAGGAGTTTCACCAAAACGTCGGTTTTCTCCGCCAAAGACATGTCCAAGCCCGTGAAACCGTCGACCGCGTCGTTCAGCCTCACGCGCTCCGCGAGCAGTTCGGAACGGTTCTTCGCGTACTCCGCGTCGTCGATCTTCCCGTCGCGGTACATGGAGATTATCCGGTCCATGGCGTTCTCGTTCTTCGCGCGCGCCTTCCTGGACGCCTCGAGTTCCGCGATGGTGGCGGAATGCTCGTCGTCGATCTCCTTCCTCACGTGTTTCCTCAGCGGTTCGATGAATTCTTCAGGAAAGACCCAGTTCGCCACGAGCGCCGAGAGTTCCTTGAAAATATGCTTCTGCGAGACGTTGACGGAATTGTCGGCCGAATGGTAGTAGACGTACCGTCCTTTGATGAGCGACGCCTTGAGGGGTTTTCCCGAAGGATCCGTGACGATCCCCTTGAGCGCGAAATCGTGTTTCTTGTACCCGACGTTGACGCGGGTCTTTCCGTTCACCTCGTCCCACAGGTCGCGCGCTATGATGCGTTCGTGGACTCACTCCCCCACTTCCCCGGCAAACTTCACTATGCCGGCGTAGAATTCGTTCCTGAGTATCTTGTCGACGTTCGACGACGTCCAGACGTTGCGGGAATTCAGCCGGAAGCGCGGTTTGACTCCGGACTCGTTCAGGTGGTCGGCCACCTGCTTCATGCTGTACCCCTTCTTCCGGAGGGCGAATATCTCCTTGAGGTGCTCCGCCTCTTCCGCGTCGACGACCGCGCCGCCGTCCTTGTTCCGGTACCCGTACGGCGCCTGGTACGGCAAACCGCCCTCGGCCACCATGGATCTCATCCGGCGCATGACGCGCTGCCGGAGCTTCGCGATCTCTTCCGCCCCGAGCGACAGGAATATCCCCATCGTGAGAAGTTCGTGCTCGGTATAGATGGCGTTGTGGGTGTGGGCGGCTTTCACCTTTCACTGGCGTATCGCCCATTTTATCGTACCTTCGTCCACTTCGTTGCGCGAAAGCCGGTCTATGTCCCATGCGAAAATCGTATCGGCCTTTCCGGAATAGATGAGTCCCATCATCTCGCCGAAAAGCGGCCGTCCCGGTTCCTTTGCCGTCCGACGCTCCTCGAGCACCTTTACCACCTCCACCGCCTCCCCTTTCGCCCGCAGCTCGTCGACGTACGACGAAGCCCAGGCGCGCTGGTCCTCGATGGAGGCCTTCTGATGCCTGTTGTCGTCGGTCGATTTGCGGAGGTAGATGACGGCTTTCATGTATGAAGTTATCTGTTCACTTTGTCACTTTTCCCGCGTTTTTGAGCAAACTGTTTTGACAATTCACGGGAAAAGTCATATATTTATCGCGAGGACACGTCCTCAGAAGCTTCCTCTCTGAAGGATCCGCCCCGGCTACCGCAAGGATGTCGGGGTTTATTTTTGCGGGAAAATCGTTTCCCTTACCAATTTATTTATCAGGAACGCCTCTTCTTTCGGGATGGTGGCGTTCCTGTTTTTAAATAACCGCTGCCATGATACGTACCGGCATTGCTCAATAGCAACGCAGGATCAGGCGTCAGCAAGCTTTTTCGAAGCGTAAATCGGATATCTCAATTCGCTTCAGTTTCAGTTTTTAGTAGTAAGCGGCGCGACGAAATATCCGTTTGCGAATTCCGTAAGGATTATCGCCGGGCGAATGAAATCCCCCTTGCCGCAAATCTCAGTCCCGACGTTGATTCAGAATTTCACGTACCAGACCTCGTTGATTTTGGCGTATCGGCGCTTTACGGTTTCGGATTTCTCAATCCTCTGCTTCTCCGCGTTCCACGCTTCAAAATCCTTTACGAAAGGCCTTGGAGCCAAGGGTACGACGGAAGGTAAAGGTTTTGGTGGAATTTCCCCGGACATGGCGCTTGATATTGTAGAATTGATTTCTTTCGGTACGATAGCCGAGGCCCGTAACTGGGAGTCCTAAGAACGGTGGACGGCTTGAGCCTTTCGGCAGGGGCCGTTTTTTGTTGCGCCGATGCTTATTCCCTCGAATTCGGGGGAATTAGTTGTAAGAGTCGACAATGGCATCGCTGTTTCGATCGTAGAAGCACGAAGGAGTTCTGTCGCTCCAACACCACTGCCAACTAGTACCAGCACCATAGTTAGAGGGGTTCGCATGATCGGGTAGTCAACGTAGAGCGATGAGCATATCGTAAGTCATTCCGATCCAGTATTTACCTGCAGCGATATCTTCACAGTCGCTTTTGGACCAATCGGTATGTTTTGCGCAAAGCTTTCAAGCCTTTGTCCTATCCCATGCGGCTTTCTCTGCAGCGACCTTGGCAGCAGCTTTCTGTTCGGAAAGCAAGCGCTCGGCTTCGGCTTTCTTTGCTGCCTCGGCAGCTGCCTGCTCCCTTTTTGCACGTTCAGCATCTTCGACAACCTTTGCCGCAGCCGCATCTTTCTCGCGCTTTATTTCCTCGTCGGTCTTGAGTCTTTCGACAATGAAAGAGAGTTTTGAATCGTAATACATGTTAGACGCTTCTATGTCTATCTCTTCGGAAGGATGCGGCATGCTTACGAACAATTCGAACGAACCGTCCTGCGATTTATTTACGAATTTTCAATTAACTTTCGCGTTATCGGCTCAGATGGCAGAAAAGCGGAGGGCATATCATGATCATGAAACGGTTCATGTAGAACTGAGCACGGTTATTTGCGGCCTTTCGGAAAATGCCTTTCAGGCGATAGCGTATACATCGAACACTGAAAATATAAGCAGAGGTACGGAAATGATCGCCCTCATTTTGAATTCCTTGATGCGCTTTATGCGATTCAAGAATATCTCCTCCCCCGGCCTCGGCAAAAGCCATAATGCCACAAGAATGAATAGGAAACCGGAGAACCGAAATCCCAAAAGCCAGAACAGTAGAATTGAGAATCAGCACATGACCCAAATGGTCTTTCGAAGACTCTTTGACCGAATCAACATCACATATTCCCTCGCTTCTTCTTCCGGGAGCGATTCGATTTTTATGAGTTGCTGTAACGTAAAAGAACTTCAGAATCATTCAATCTTCTCCTTTATTCATGGCAAAGAAAGCATTCGTATGCGTTCGGCTTCATTTCTTGCCGCCTCCTCCCTAGCCTTTGCCAAGCGCTCCTCGTTTGCTCTGCGCATTTCATCATTAGCAAGCTTGGTTTTCAATGCCTGTGATTTGAGCGCAGCTTCAGGAGTCGTGAGATCCGATTGGCAAAATTTACACTTTATTGCGGTATCCTGGATATCCTCAACGCAGTAAGGACATTTTTTCATGGTTGGCTATTTAAGAAATATATCTTTGATGCGCTTTTCCATCACCCACTTGGAAACTCCGAACAGACACGCCAAAAATTCGGCGTCACCACCGTAATCGCCAATCGCACGAAACAAATCACGTTCAGGAATCAGTCTTTCCCTTGCGAGTTTGTCAGCCCGTCGTTCTGCAATCAACGTATACGCCATCCCAACCGTCCCGTCTTCGAGATGCCCGAGTTCGTGAGCCACAGTAAAACGTGCGTCGACGTAATCCAATCTTCGGTCAATCCCAACGTATGGGCGGCCGCTGATGCGCACGATAACTCCGTCGATCTTTCCTTCGAAGTCGTATTTCAAGACTTTGGCGCCCATTTCCTTGGCGATACCGACGACGTCGGAAACGTAGTTATCCACGCTATTTTCCGGATTTAGTGATCATGTCGATGAATCCCTGGACGAGCTTCCATTTTTCATCGTCGGAAATTCCGTGTTTTGCTCGGAATGCCAATTCGATGTCTTCCGGTTTGCTTTCGCACGTCTGGATTCAAGACGTAGAGCTCTCCAGTTCATTCCTGCGTGCTTCTGCTACAATGGAATCGAAATCACGCTTTGCCATTCAAGCCGCAATGGCGATTTTCTCGTACCTATCGAGATTCGTTGTATAGGTTCTTCCGGAAAGAATCACGCTGATGTTCGGGGATTTTATCCCTAGACGATTGGCCACGTCTAAAACAGTGACGCCATTTTTATCCATGAAGAGTCGAATTTTCCGACCTATGTATTTCCCGATCAGTTCGGTATCAGTGAGTTTTGCCATAGTCTTTTTTACGTATTTATCATAGACCGGTTATCCGATTGTCAATAATTTTTTTTCACGATTTGTGAAAAATTATTTTGACACGTATGGTTATTATCATAATATGCATCTTGCTTGGACACATGGCAGTCAAGCCGAATTCAAGGAGCGAGAACCTGAACGCTACTAGGAGCGAAACCCTTGCAGAGTCGACCAAACAACGGGTTATCCCCGGCCTCTGTAATCAGTTGGCTATCAATACGTAAAAACGATTATGCATAATGTCATAATCTTAATAATCGACAAGCAACCAAAGAAAAAACCCGGACGGAAATCCGGGTTCAATCGTGACCTCTTTCAAAAATCACGCACTCATGATACCCATCGCACCAACCCCGTCAACCGTCGAGATATCCCCCGGCGTCACCGTCGTACTCCGGTACGGCATCCCGGCCACCCGGGAAGAAGCACTCCGGCGCGTCGAGGCGTGCTTCGGAAATTCCGAGACATTCGCGCCGATCGTAAGGGCGCTCGAATGAATCGACGCAACCAGAATCCTACCAACCGCGTAATCCCAACGCACATGCCCCACCCGTTCCCCGTCCCGTCAGTTCCGGAAATCATGCCGGAAAACATCGACGGCGAAACCAAGAAGATGATCGAAGAGTCGTCCGAAAGGATCGCCCAATACGCGAAGAACCTCGACCCAGAAACGCTGATGAACGTCATCGTCGTCGCGATGGTGGCGTCCTACCGCTGCGGCGAGACCGCCGAAGCGTTCAAATCCCTCCAATCACAGTGAGCATGTCGGGCGTAATCCTGGCGCTCGCGGTATCGTGAGCATTCACCTACTATTTCAAGGAGGTGAGACCGGCTAAGAACCGGCTTAAAAACGCCCGCCGCGTGATTTTCATCCGTTAGGCGACCCGAAGCATTCCAAGAATCCCAACGCGTCGTAAAGGCGCGTTTTTACGTATTTCCCAAAATCCCAACAATCCCACCCATGGCACCAACGCTTAGGAAAGCCGAGCGCAGAAAATCCAAGATGCGCCTCGGAATCTCCGGACCCTCCGGAGCCGGAAAATCGATTTCCGCACTCATGCTCGCTCGCGGAATCGCCAGCGACTGGTCGAAGATCGCCGTCATCGACTCGGAGAACGGCTCCGCCGACCTCTACTCACACCTGGGCGAATACAACGTCGTCCCGCTCGAACCCCCTTTCTCCCCCGAACGCTACATCGAGGCCATCAAGGCTTGCGAGAACGCCGGCATGGAAGTCATCATCATCGACTCCGTAACCCACGAATGGGACGGAAAGGGCGGCTGCCTCGAATCGAACGAACTCCTCGGACAAACCAAGTTCAAGGGCAACACCTGGTCGGCATGGTCGGTCACCACCCCGCGCCATCAGAAGTTCATCGAAGCGATCACCCACTCGACCTGCCACGTCATCACGACGGCGCGCAGCAAGACCGACACGATCCAGACAGAAGACAAGAAGGTCAAGAAGGTAGGTATGAAAGACATCCAGCGCGAAGGGTTCGAGTACGAACTTACGGTCGCCTTCAATATCGACCGCGACGGGCACGTCGCCACCGCGAGCAAGGACCGTACCGGACTCTTCATCGACCGCGATCCGTTCGTCATCACCGAGGAAACCGGAAAAGCGATCGTCGAATGGAACAGCGGAGCCGCGGAGAATCCGGAAGAGGCGAAGGATTCCAAAATGCTCGAAATCATCTCGGAGATCCTTTCGGCCGAAAACAACGACCAGCTGAAGGCGGCGTACGAAAAGGCGAAGGACGCTTCGAAGGAAATCGGCCCCGACCGGACGACGCGTCTCACCGACGCCGTCAAGGCGAGAAAGGAGCAGATCGCCGAACTGGACGAAAGCTGAAAGGCGGAAAGGCGCGATATTCCGGACGGAGACCCGAATGAATAACTCCGGAGCGTTCTGCGTGACGTGCGACGGGGTGACGGAAGAATTCCCGACCCCCGCCGCGTGACTCTCCAGGATGGACGAACTCGTCCGCCAATGAAAGGGCGGGGTCACGTACCACCGAAGGTACGGGAACGCCGTCCACTGAATCGAAAATACCAAATCCCAACCCATCCCCATGCTCCAGCCACTCAAGACCATCCTGTTCTTCGATACGGAAACCACCGGATTCTGCACGTCCGGACCTCTCGACGAACAACCTTACATCGTCCAGATCGGCTGGATACTCGCCGAATTCAACGGAGTCGACTGCTTCGAAAAGGCCCGGGGCGATTTCCTATTCAAGCCGAAAATCGCCATCCCGGCGAAAGTGTCGGAGATCCACGGGGTCACCGACGAGATGGTCGCCGACAAGCCGTCGTTCGGGACGTACGTCCCGCAGTTCGTGAAGCTCACGAAAGAAGCCGACGTGCTTTGCGGCCATAACCTCAAGTACGATCTCGACGTCCTGTTCCACGAGGTCGATCGGGTGTCGGAGGAAAGCGAAAAGAAGTCCGTATGGAAGGCCGAGGCCCGCAAAAAGGCCGTCGACACGATGCTCATCGCCACTCCGATTTGCAAACTACCGAACGCCCGCGGCGGATACAAATGGCCGAAGCTCGCGGAACTCCACCGCCACCTATTCGAAGAAGACTTCTCCGACGCTCACAACGCGATGGGCGATATCACGGCGACCATGCGGTGCTTCGTCGAACTCAACGCCCTCGGGCACGTGAAGTTTCCGGAATAACCCCTCCACCCATGGCAACCAGAGACCCGAAGGCCGTGAACACGGCCAAGAACTTCCAGCGGCTCCAATACCGCCACTGGCGTTACTGAAGCGTAGAAGCCTTCAACCGGTTCCGCGAATTCCTATACGCCAGGGAGACGAAGATCACCGAACAGAAAATCGAAAAGTTCGCAAGCCGGATCAAGAGGCTTCCCGACAAGGAACGGAAGCCGAAGATCCTCCACTACTCACTCCCGCTCGACAACGCAGGCCGCGAGACGTTCATCGTCAGCGACGCGTTCGACCGCCGGCATATTTTCTCCCCGTAGAACCCCGTGACTTTCAAAATCAGCAAGTACGTCCAGGTAGGACACAAGATCCAACTCGCTTCCGGATGGAAGAAAATCGTTGGAAAGTCGGAAGAAGGCGTAACCCTCGAGGACTGAACCGAAATGAAGTTCGGGGAAGAAATCCTCGGATGGAAGGCGTAGCAACGAATATTTCCCCGATCATCCCATACCGACCATGGCAGAAAACGCCGTACCGCAATTCAATATCGAGTCCTTCAATCCCAAGAAGGCCGAACTCGTCGCGCTCGTAGCGAAATACGAGAACCTCAAGATCAACGGAGTCGACGACAAGGACGGACTTGAGAAAGTCCGCAAGGCGAGAATCGAACTCAAAAACGTCCGCTGCGACATCAAGGCGAAACTCGAAGAAGCCCGCGCGCCGATGATCGCTTTCCAAAAAGCGGTAATTTCTCTCCAGGACGAACTCATCGGAATTACCGAGCCTACCGAAAAGGCGTTGGAGGCCGAAGAGAAGCGCATCGAAGCGGAAAAGGCGCGCATCAAGCGCGAGGCCGAGGAGAAGGAACTGAAGCGCCTCCAGGCGATGGTCGACAAGCTCGCGGCCGTCGGATATCCGTCCAGCGTCAACGCGCTGAAGGACATTTCCGAAGCGGACTTCGAAGCGCTCCTCGCCGACGTGACGAAGAGGCGCGAAGAAGCGAACCGGGCGCAAGCCGAGGCGGCAGCCAAAGCGGAAGCCGACAGGAAGGCGCTCGAGGAAGCCCAGGCGAAACTCGAGGCGGATAAGAAGAAACTGGCCGAAGAGCAGGCGAAAGTCGAATCCGACAGGAAAGCCAACGAAGAGGCGGCTGCGAAGCTCGCCGAAGAGCAGAAGAAACTCGACGAAGAACGCAAGGTGGCAGCGGAGGACGAACGGGACACAATGATGCGCGACACGTACGGAATTCCGGACGAGTTGCCACCGTCTCCGCCGTCCGAACCGGCCGCCGCCATTCCGGACGCAGTTTCGGAATCCGATCCGACTCCGGATAAGCGAGTAACGTTCAAGGAATATCTCCACGAGCTTTTCGCCAAATCGTATTTCGGAACTGACGACAACGGACCGGACGCGGAGGCAAAATGGCTGGAAATGCTGTCGACCGATGGCATTCTCGACCACATGGCCGAATGGTACGGTACCACCAACGAACCGATGCTGACGGAACCCGGAGATGACTACGACAAGACCGAAGCTTTCGTCCGCCAACTGGCTTGAATTTAATCCCGATGCCAATGCGCGAATTCGTTCCATTCGAAGGCGATTATGAGAAGAAGTTCTACGACGTCCGCCGGATATCCCGGCGCGACAAGAACGGGAATCCGGAACATGAGATCGTCGAGCATTGCTGGCCGAACGCCGGATTCCTCAATGAGATTAAAGGATCACAGAGAAGCTGGAGCGCCGAAAGCGGAGTCGAGTTCCGGATGTCCGAATTCGACCCGATGGGGTTTCCGCAAGAACCCGCTCCGGAAGAAAAGACCGTCAAAGTGTGCGCCTGGTGTCCGGACAAGGACGTGAAGACGTTCGAAGCGGAGATGTCCGGATTCACAGTGACGCACGGAGTCTGCGAGAAGTGTGCGAAGAAGCTTTAACCGACTGGCGGCCAATCCGGCCGCTTTTTATTTTTCCAGATTCCGCCCATGCAACGCGCAGATACGCGAACCTATTTTTCGCCCTCCAGGCACTCGAAGATCTCCGTCGAGCATGGGCTGGTTTTCTACCGGTCCGTTATCGAAGGCAAGGTTTTCGACGTGCTTTCTAAGAAGACTCCGGCACGCGCCGAATCCGACTGCTTCGAAGCGATCGGGGAAATCGCGGCCGGGAAGGAACTCAAGAATCCGCAACTCGTCGCCCGCTTCCTCGAACTGAAGGCTGGAGCGATGGAATCGATCGCCGCATAACTCACCCAAAAACGCCCATGGCAAAATCTCGAAAATACCATTTCCCAATTCAAGACGAAATTCGCAAATATCGATGAATCGTTCGCCAAATAGCAACGAAAGTCAGAAAGACCCCTCGCTCGGTATACGCGCAGATTTGCGGTACTCACGTTCCGAAGGTCGATCGCGTACAGATCCCGTATACGGAGGCGTTCAACGAAATCACCGGAAGCCAATTCACGCCGGAGGAACTCTTCGCTGTGACGGAGGCTGCCGATGAAGCAACCGAAGTAACCAAGACCGTCGATGAGCGAGGATCTTAAGGCGTTATTCCTCCAGATGGGGGAAAAACCGATCGCCTACCAACCGGTATACGCGAAGATCGGAGGATGATGCGCCGAGTGACTTTTGCTATCGCAGATCGTCTATTGGTGGAAGTCGAAAAAATGAGAGGAATTCTACAAGTCCGACAAGGAATTCTGCGAGGAACTCGTCATCGGAAAGAAAGAGTTCCGAAACTCCAAGGAAAGACTCGTCGAACTCGGTTTGATAACCGCTACGGTAAAGGGTTTTCCGGCCAAGACTTTCTACAGTCCGGACATCGAAAAAATCGTAGCTTCGATCATCAGTTATCCCGAAAGGGAAAAACTGGCGTCAGTTTACCCCAAACGGCAAAACAAGTTTACCCCAAACGGCAAAACTGCACCTATATATACAGAGAATACCACAGAGAATAAAGATAAAGAGAAAGCCGAAGACTTGTTTTTGCTGTTTTGGGCGGCCTATCCACGGAAGGAGGACAAGAAGAATTCCGAGAGGAAATTCGCTTCGCTTTCCGATAAGGAAAAATTGGAGGCCTACGAAGGAATCAAACGCTTCGCCTCCTATTGGAAATCCTCCGGAACGGATATCCGGTATATCCCCCATCCGTCGACGTTCATCAACGGCCGTCGGTGGGAGGACGAAATCCCGGAAAACGTCCGCCCGCGCTCGAACGAAAGGCCGGTTCCCAAAAACGTCCTCGTCGGGGAGCGCGACTATTCGGCAGGAACGGAGCAATTCGCCCCCTTCACCCGTTAGCCCATGTCCAACCTCACCGTAGACGATTCGAACCGTTCGGCCGTCGAGCTTCTTAAACGCCTGGACGCGGAGGGGTACAAGACGATCGTGATCACCGGAGGCGTCGGAATAGGAAAGACATTCCTCGTCCAAAACCTAGTCCGGCACGATTACGCCATCGACGAACCCACCTTCAAGCAGCACGTCGTGAGCAATACGGCCGTAATGATCCCGCAAGGGGTTTCCGTCACCGCCGCCACGCTCCCGCTCTACCCGCTCGAAGCCCTGGCGAAATTCCCGACCGTCTTCTACGACGACATGGGAAGCGCCGACCTCACCGCGGCGCTCAGCGAGAAGACGCTCTACTGGCTCAACGAACGGATCAAGTCCAAAACCAAACGCACGGTCATCACGACGAACCTCACCCTGGAGGAACTCGAGAAGCGCGAATCCCGCATATTCTCGAAGATCTGCGAAAGGGCGGTCATCGTCGCGATGGAATGACCGGACAGGCGCAAGCAGTCCGCGAAGTTCATCCAAGTTTAGCCGGTCCCCGCCGGCATTCATTTCACTCCCATGAAATACAAAAATTCGAAAGTCACTCCGGAAGAATCCCAGGAAATCCGGAACCTCAGCCTATCCGGTCTTACGGTCGCCGAAATCTGCCGGATCACGTGACGGAGCAAGCAATGCGTGTACGAACACGTCGGCACCGGTTCCGCCCTGTCGTCCGAACCGAAATACCTCCAGGAGGAAATCGCGGAGAACGCGGCCGCCTCCGCGCACCGTGAGAAGGTCTTGGAAATATCGAGGGAGTCCGCGGAGATGCACCGCAACGACCGCTACTACCTCGCAGCGTAATCCCCGTTCCCAGGGGATTTTTTATTTCCCGTCCCATGAAAAAAGCCAAAAGGAAGTTCCGCAGGCTCCGTCCGACGATCGTCGGAACGTACGTCTGCGACTTCGGAAAACGCCATGACGTCCAAGAGTTGTGCCGGTGTTCGAAGGAACACGGCATAGCCCCGATCGTGTTCAAGTCCGCCGTCGCCGCGCTCTATCCGGGCGTAGCGTCGAAAGACCTCCAGCCGTACCAGATACGGAACGCGTTCGAAAGCATCTTCGGCCATTAACCCCGCGCCATCCATGCACACGCAAACGGACGCCGTAATCGAAGCCATCGAAAAGAACCCAGGAATCACGAGATCCCAGCTCTTCGACCTCCGCGTCGACGGGTTCCGGATCGCCAACCTCACCGCCCGTATCACGGACGCCCGGAGGATCCTCTCGAAGAGGGGCGAAACCGTCGTCTGCGAAGAAGGGAAACCCATCGTCGTAGGCCGTAGGCACGTCCGGACGACCTCTTACTTCATCCGCCCGATCGGGCAGGATAACCACGAGCAACCACCATGCGGAACACGGCAAAAATAACCATCGAGGCCGAAGGCTTCAAATACGAAAAGGAGTTCACGAGGTCGCGCGCACTGGCGATCGCTTACCAGTTCGAGAAGGAATCCGCCGGATCCACGGCGCCCCAGGAACCCGAAAAAACTCGGGGGGGGGTCGACTTATCCGAAAAACGGGCTTCCGGAGCCGCTCCGGCGAAACCCGCCGCCGAAAAACCGGAACCGCCGAAGCGCCGCGGACTCCAGAAGGGCGCGAAGTTCGAACGGAACGCCGAATGACGCCGCGTCCTCGTATGTCCGCCTGCCGACGCCACGCGGAACGGGTTCGAGGACGGGGACGATGACGACGAATAGCCGGTGCTTTTCCGCGTAGATAAGCGCGGCGGTACGCTAACGGCCTACGGGCTGAAGGAACACCTCGCGGCGATGAAGGACTGAGCGTACAAGCTCGAGATCGTCCGCGACTACAAGGAACGCACGAACCCGCAGAACAACCTCCTCCACGCATGGCTCGCCCAGCTCGAGCGCGAATCCCACGTCGGGTACCGCGCAGAAGAATGGAAGGAGGTTTTCCGCAACGCCTTCCTCGCCGAGAAGTCCAAAAGCCCGTTGGACCGCCGCAAGAAGGTCGTAACCCTACGGTCGACCGCGTCGTTGCCGACCGTCGAGTTCAACGACTTCCTCGAGAAAATCCGCCTGGCCGCGCTCACGAAAAACGTCGGCCCCGTGCTTCTCGAATACCCCGACGATCCGTTCTTCGCGGATCTCCTGAAGAATCCCCCTCCGGAACGATCCGGATTTTCCTAAACCAAAACGCAGACCCATGGCGCAAAAACAGAAGATGACCACCGAACGGGCGCTCGGGTGGGCGGGGATATCCTCCGCCCTCATATCCGCCCTCTACCTCTCCTGGCAGTGAATGTGCCTCGGGCCTTCCGGAACGGAGTACCTCATGACCTGAGGATCTTCGAACCCGTTAGCCCGCACGTGCTCCGTCTACGACTACTCGAAGTTCTTCCCGGGCTTCGAGAAGAAGACCGACTCGCTCCGAGGAATCCGCCCGATTTTCGACCGGACGATCGGAGAGTAGCCACCGCTCCCCTCTCCGGACGCGCCACCGGAAAAACGCCGGGAATTCCCGGCGCTTCCGGTCCGGCGGCCACCGGGAATCCCCCGGGGGAGGGGAGACGAAAACCAAGACCAATACCCACCCATTTTCTTACCGACCCATGTCACAGAAAACCTACAAGACCGGACAGTTCGTTAAGTTCGTCGAAGGCCACCAGCTCGTCGGAACCGTCGCCGTAATCGAAACGGTGCACGACGACAAAAGCATGAAAGTCCGGATTCTCAAGAACCAGGAGTGAGCCGGGCGCGTCTACCAGACGTTCCCGGAAGCCGTCGAAGAATTCGTGATTCCGGCCACGGAGATCCACGAGACCTCCGGCGAGACTCCCCCGCCTCCGGAATGACCGGACGAACCGACGGCCTCCGAAACGGCGCGCGCCAACTGGCCGCTCATCGCCAGCATAACCGCCGTCGCGATCCTCGCGGTATTCGCCATCTACCGGCAAGCCACCGGAAACGTTCCGGTTCCCCCGTCGGCCGTCCGGATCCCCGATCCGTCGGCGCAGACGTCGACCGGCGCGGCGCAGCTCTTCGTCGAACTCCAGACTTCGGAACTCAACCGGCTCAACGCCGAGGACGTCGCCGACATGGCGGCCGTCAAGGAGGCCCGGGAGCGTATGGAATCCCGGAAGTCGAAGAAGGAAGAGATCCTCCGTACCCTGACCCCGTACCGCTAGTCCATGGAAAACAGACTCCAGCAACTCCGGGACGAATCCCGGGACGCTGAATGCGCCAAGCGCACGTACTCGGGCATCCAGTACGCCGGACGGGACACTTCGAAGCAGGTCGCCGACTGCGACGCCATCATCGCCAAAAACGCCCGGGAGATCGACGAAATCCTCCGGGCTTTGTCTTTGGACGACGAGAACCGCGCGCAGCTCGCGCTCATCGCCGAGTACGCCGCCGAACGGAAGAAGCCGCCGGAGGCCGTCGCACTGGCATGGATCCAACGGTACTCCGGAAAGTTCCGCCAGCTGTGGGACTCCGGAATCCGCGATCCGAAATCCATCTCCACGCACCTTTACCGTTTTTAGCCACATGAGCACCGTCCAGGAAGCGCTCGACCGGGTATCCGGAAAGCGGACGCCGAAGGAAACGAGCAAAAAGAAGCGCCTTTCCCCGTGCCACGACCAGCCGCTCGTCCGCCGCAAGCTGTGAAGCAAATGCTGGGTGTGCTCGCAATGCGGGAACGCCTGCGGTTCTTCGAAGTACCAACAGCTCCAAATCGACATGAAGTAACCCCCACCCACTCACCATCCCCATTTTTATGAACTCCCTCAACAAGGTCCAGCTCATCGGAAACCTCACCGCCAACCCCGAAGTCCGCGAAACCCCGAACGGCCAGAAGGTCGCAACGTTCAGCGTCGCCACCACCCGCGTCTGGAAGGATGCGGCCGGAGAGAAGAAAGAACAGACGGAATTCCATAACGTCGTCGTCTGGCGCGGCCTCGCCGAAGTCGCCGAGAAGTACGTGACCAAGGGCCAGAAGGTCTATATCGAGGGCTACCTCCAGACCCGCTCTTGGGAAGACAATACTGGCGCCAAACGTTACCGCACCGAAATCATCGGCGACAACCTCATCATGCTCTCCTCGAAGAAGGACGGCACGAAGACCGAGGACGAGTTCCCACAGGACGACGCTCCGGAATTCGACGAGAAGCCCGCGGCGAAGAGTCCGGCCAAGAAGAAGCCGAACTTCCGGAAGGACGACGAGATCCACATCGAAGACATCCCTTTCTAGCCCACCTATGAAAACGTCGAAAACCAAAGATTACGCGGTTAATTACCGATTCCAGGGAACCGGGACAATCATCGTCTCTGGTACGACGAAGGCCGAGGCAGAATCAAACGCGATCGCCGAGCTTTCAAAAATCACCGACCGCCTCCGTCCGGAGGAAGTCCACGTGTACAGCTCGCAAATCGAAACGCTGAAAGAAGGGCACTGACGGGTTCACACCCGTTGAATGCAGGCGGTGCACGTCCAACAAGGCGACGTCTACCGGTACGTAGCAGGAACAGAGCCTTTCGATTCTGAAAATCCGAAGCCACCGAAAGTCTATTAACCGTCCATTCACTACCCACCCCATGGCAAAGCAACTTCTCATGACCCCGAAAGCGATCCGCGACCGGAAGCGTCTCGAAGCGAAGAAGAACGGAACCTACCAACCGCGCCAACTCAGCCAGTCGAAGGACAACGTCCGCAAACGCGCCAAGTACATGGAGAGGAAATTCGGATCCGTCGTGAACACGGAACCCATCAAGACTCCGGATCTGCTCGCCGAACCGAAAAAGTTCATTATGGAGCTTTCGGAATCGCACCTCGGCAAACTGTCGAGGAAAGAACTCAAGAAAATCATAAGAGAAAACGTGAAAAGCATTCCGATCCCGCTGAAAATCCGAGAACCGGGCGACCCGAACATGACACAAATCCTCCATACCGACCTCGCGAAGCTCATTTCCGACAGCCAATCCCTCAAAGACGCGAACAAGCAGGTGGAAGAGCTTACGAAGTTCAAAATCGACCTCCTGAAGGAGCGCGAAGACACCGAAGCGCAGAACGAAGCCCTGAAGGCGCAGCAGTCGACCGACATGGCGACGATCCAATCGAAGAACCAGGAGATCGCCACGCTCAAGTCCGAGATCCAAACCGCCCGACGGCAGCGCGACGACGCGAACGCCCATTCGGGCATCGTGACGAAAAAGCTGGAGGAGGCCAACGCGTTCATCGAGAAGATGAACGAATCTCAGAAGAGCATCGACAAGAAGATCTCCGAACTCGACATCGGAATGGGAAAACTCAACCAAATCGCCACCCGTTGGAAATTCGCGTTCCTCTCCGTCCTTTTCGTCGTAGCAGTTCCGGCAATCGCGACCGCTTCGGCCGCCGTATACCTTCTCACCAATCGGTAAACCATGGATAAGTTCACGTTCAGCGCTTTTATAGCGTTTTTACTCGCTGCGGTCAGCTCTTCCGCGCTATTCGCACTATGAGTACCGAAAGAAGCATTAAGGTCGCTTTTCGTACTGTCCTGGATATCCGGATTCTGCGCGATGCTCTACGTACTCCGTAATGAATCGTAATGCCGGAAATCCCATACGAAGACGCGGAGGGCGAAGCGCTCACTTGGAGGCTCCGCGCATGGATGGTCGACGAGTCGTCCGACTCCCCAGGCGTGCTGGAGTTCTCCCATATCGGGAACGAGACCGGCGTGCGGCATAAGAGCGTCCAAGTCCGGAAGAACAAACAGGGGATGCGGAAAGGCGTCCCCGACTACGTGTGCGTCATCCAGAGGGCGGACGGAACCCGTTCGCTCGTATGGATCGAGCTGAAGCGTCAGAAGGACGAAAACGGGAAAACCCCGTCCGTCGTGAGCACCGACCAGAAACGCTGGGTCCGGCTACTGAATTCCGTCCCGAACGTCGCCGCGCACTTCGCCTACGGCCACGAGGAGGCCTGCGAGATCCTCACGAAGTACATCGAATCAGAAGCTCCGTAACCCCATGCGACCATGGAATTATGCAAGCCGTTCTATCCGGAACTGGAAGACATCCGGGAGCCTACCGACGAAGACATCGACCGAATGAACCGCGCGTATTTCCGACCGGTGAAATCGTTCAACAAGAAGGGTTTTCCAAAAGGGTTCGTACGCAGGACGGAATGATACGCGATGACCGCAAGAAAGCCGCCCAAGCGAACGTCCAACCGTTCGGAATGGCTGATCGTCGCGACCTACGCCGCCTTGGTAGCCGCCCTGCTTTACCTGGCATTTTCGTAACCGTTCACCCGACCATGCGAGCATCGAAACACGACGGGAAGATTCCCGAATCCGTACGCGACGAGATCGTGGCGTCGATTTACCGCGGCGAAGGAAAGTCCGAAATCGCCAAGCGCCTTCCGGTCAGCCGTAGGACCGTGACGCGGATTTACGCGAGCATCGAGAAACGCGGGTAATTTCCCTTGACTTGTCGTTCCCACTTCCGGAGTATCCGTATCGCTGCAACGAAACCCGCCCCAAGCCCTTCGGGGCCGGGATTCCGCCGAAGAGCCGCCCAATCCGGTTCGCAAGCGGAATCCCGGTTCGGAAAAACCGGGGGTTAAAGCTTTGACCTGGAAGACGGGAGGCTTGGGAAACCTCCCGACCTTTCCGAGAACGTAACCGCTACGAGTCCGAAAGTAGGACGCAGACAGAGTCTAGGCACCGGGGCACCGGAAGATGCGAGTTCTCTTGTAAAGCAACGGGCGTCTGAGAATCCGGGGCAGTACCGGAGTAGCGGAACATTGAGCGAAGAAGTTACGCAGCGCGTTAGAGAAGCGGTCATCTTGTCGGTCTCATAATCCGGAGAACGCTGGTTCGAATCCAGCACGCGCGACCATGGAAGATTGGCAGAGAGGCTTAATGCGACGCGTTTGTGCGCATAAAACGCGTGTGCGCTACGGCGTGCCGAGCGTTCGAATCGCTCATCTTCCCCCATGATCTTGCCGGCTCATTGGTAGCAGAACCGGCACTCTTCCTCGGGAGAGTTCCGAATCTGCCGTATAGGTCTCGTGCAATGCTTCGGCCTAACTTACACAGAACCGAATAGATACGGCTTCGGAACCCTCCCATGGAACGGCGAGAAGTTAAGCCGAGTAGGCGAAAGCCGGAAAGGCCCTCAAGCGTAAGCCGTATACGGGAGCAGTGAGAGGTCCCCTCCTAAAAACCGTAGCGGTTCAGTCCGACGCGCGCGAACGAAACTCGCGGCTCTTCCTCGGGAGAGCATTGACTGGCATGCAGTCCGGTGGCAGCGATCCACCTCGCTCGGTACAAGCCCCAGTCAATGCCCTCCCATGGAGGCGGAACGAGTCATGACGAAGAAAACGAGATACGAAGTTCCGGGTGGCGCGAGTAGCGGAAAGCCGAGTCATCCGTGTTCAAGTACGCGAAAGGCACACCACCGAGGTTCGCGCCTCGGTTCCAACTTACCGAAATCGGCAGGCTGGAATTGAAACGCGAATCGACCGACGCTTCCTCATTACCCGAAACGAAAATGACCAAGCGCAAGAATCCCGAAGACAAGCTCAAGGCCGGAAGGCCGACCGATTATGATCCGAAGTACTGCGGGGAGATTATCGCCTTCATGGAGAGGACCTCACAGGAAATCGTCGTCGATCGGACTTTTTACGGCAGCGGAAACGCCGAGGTGTCATTCAGAAGGAAAGATCCGGACGGATTCGTGCGCGGGATGGTGAAAGCGGAGACGCACAAAGTCTTCGCGAGCGTGTTCCCGACGCTCGAACGGTTCGCTCATTCTATCGGCGTACACAAGGACACTGTCGTCGAATGGGCGACGGCCGAGGATGCCGAGGGAAACCTGTTGCATCCCGAATTTTCCGTTGCCTACAAGCGTGCGAAGCAAATTCAGGAATCCAACCTCATCGAAAACGGCCTCACGGGACAGTATTCGTCGAATTTCGCGATATTCGTCGCGAAGAACGTATTCGGATGGAAGGACAAGTCCGAGACGGAAGTGACGGGCAAGGACGGAGCGCCACTCCAGCAGGCAGTCATCTATCTCCCCGATAACCGACGCACCGCCGATGCCGGCACCGAGTAAAGCGAAAATCATCAAGCCCCAGCCCGGATTCCAGGAGAACTTCCTTTCGTCGCCGGCCGACATCGTCATATGAGGATCCGGCGCAGGAGTCGGGAAAACGTTCGCCCTTCTCATGGAGCCGCTGCGGCACATCACGTCCGTCCCGTGATTCGGCGGCGTGATCTTCCGCCGTACCACTCCGCAGATCCGCAACGAAGGCGGCCTCTGGGACACGTCGAACGCCCTCTATCCGCCCTTCAACGCCGAACCGAAGGAATCGACGCTCGAATGGGTCTTCCCTATCGGAAACTCACTCAAATTCAACCACCTGGAGTACGACAAGAACATGCTCGACCACCAGGGAGCGCAGTACGCCTTCGAAGGGTTCGACGAACTTACGCACTTCAGCGAATCGCAGTTCTGGTACCTCGTCGGCCGCAACCGCTCCGTATGCGGCGTGAACCCGTACATCCGCGCCACGTGCAACCCGGATCCGGATTCGTTCGTCGCATGACTCGTCGAATGGTGGATCGAGCAGGACCCCTCCAGCCCGCGTTACTGACTCCCGATTCCGGAGCGGGACGGCGTCATGCGCTACTTCATCCGAGACAACGGGAAAATGGTGTGGAGAGATTCGAAGGACGAGGTCATCGGGAAATGCCCGCACATATTCGACAACCCGAGCTTCGAAGGGTTCGACAAGCATGACCTCGTGAAATCGCTGGCGTTCATATCCGGGAGCATCTACGACAACCGCGAGCTTCTGGCTACGAACCCGCAATACCTCGGAAACCTCCTCTCCCAGGACGAGATCACGAAAAAGCAGCTCCTCGACGGAAACTGGAAGATTTCGCAGGACGGCCGAGCGCTCTTCGACCACGTCGCCCTTTCCGACCTTCCTTCTAACGTCGTACCGTCCGGAGGCCGCAGGTTCATCAACTGCGACGTCGCACGATTCGGCCGCGACCTGTGCGTCATATTCGTTTGGGAATGATACGACGTGCTTTGGGTCTCCGTGCTCACGAAGTCCAAGACGACGGAAACCACGGCGGAATTAGAGCGCCTACGTGCGAAATTCGCCGTTCCCAAATCCCAAGTGTCCGTCGACCAGGACGGAGTCGGAGGCGGAGTCGTCGACGAGGGGTGATACGTCGGGTTCGGGAGCGGTCTTCCCGCCCTCGAGGACCCCGGAACGGGAATCAAGGAGGCCTACGCGAACCTCAAGACGCAATGCTACTACCGAGCGGCCGAACTCGTCAATGACCGGCTCATGCGCGTGAACGTCGACGCTTCGAACTGCACGGTGGACGGAGTCCATTCGGACACTGTCGAGCTGAAGGGGAAGACGGTCAAGGTGGCCGACCTCATCAGGAACGACCTGAAGGCCATCAAGCGCCGTTCCATGGACTCGGACGGAAAGAAGCAGATCAACCCGAAGGAGGAGCAGAAGAACATCCTCGGCGGCCGATCCCCGGACTTCGGCGACGCGCTGTCGCAACGGGCGTTCTTCGACCTGATGCCCGTACGTTCGAACAACGACGTGATGATTTTCTAAAAACTCGGACATGAAACAATGCGCCCTTCGCTCGAAGCTCTCCGAATACGAAACGAAGCACTGACTGAAATCCTTGCACGAAAGGACCGGAATCGAACAGAGGACGCTCCTGGCCGTGATGCGCGATTCCCGAGGGAAGTACAAGGGCGTCCACCTGGACATACTTTACGATTTCTTCTGACTCCCGAAGGACGATTTTTACGTAGCGAACAAGAAGAAATGGGTGAAGCCTACCGAAAGCGTCCTCGGCGAGATACTGCGCGAAAGGCGGATTCGCAAGGGCTGGGACATCCACCACGTCGCCCGCATGATCAAGATGGACGACCGGTCCATAGCGCGCATCGAAGCCGGCGACACGCTGCCCAGCGGATTCGGGTACGCCATGGTGAACCTGCTGCGCGTCTACGAGTTCACCGAGGATGAGCAGCAGAAGATCCGTTGGCACATCGCCATACTCCACGACATCGTCGAGATGCGCCGGCGCATGATCAAGGATGACATTGGAACGGAACGCACCGAGACGACAATCGGAAAAACCACATAACCGACCCCGAACATGCCGAAGGCAAAGAAAAGCGAAAAGGACGTGACCGTCATTTCCGTGTCCGTAGAGAAGCTTTCGAGCGACGACAGCGCTTCGAAGCAGAAGGACGACTGGAAGGACGTCGCATGAATCTCCCAGCCGGAAATACCGTTCTCCCTCCTGGTCAAGACGTACAAGGAATCCTTCATCGTCGGGTGAATCGTCGAGCGCATCTCGAAGGCTGCCAATTCCTGATTCACCGAATCCGGGGACAAGGAACTGGATTCGCTCCTGAAAAGCCTCGACGCGAAGTACTGCTTCGAAAACCTCTACGTCTGCGGAAACGTCTTCCTCGAGAAGGTCCGGACGAACGACTGAAAGGTCGTAAGGCTCGTCCCGTTCATCACGCAGGAGGTACGGGTTAAGCACGAGGAGTCCGACGGAAAACGGGTGAAGTCGTACGTGCAGAACGCCGGCGGTAAGAAACAGCCCTTCGAAGAGAAGGAAGTCGTCCATATCAGGCTCACGTCCATGACGAGCCGGCACTACGGTGATTCCGTCATCGCGAAGGCGTCTCTTCAAATCGCCCTCCTGGCGCAGATCGACCAGTACTACTCGACCCACTTCGACCGCGGATTCCTCGGAACGTCGTTCCTCATCGACAAGAACGGGAAACTTACCGACGACCAGAAGAACGCTATCAAGACGGCGCTCATCGACCGCACGTCCGGACTCAAGAACGCGTTCACGGCCGCCATCATACCGACCGAACTCGAGCGACTTGAACTCGACAAGGAAACCGACACTTCGGCATTCCTGGAGTACCGGTCGGCGCTCATCAAATCCATCGCGATCGCGCTTTCGATTCCGTACGACCTGCTCATTTCGGATTCATCGAACAGGTCGACGGCCGAGACGAGCCTCGAGACGTTCAACAAGGACGTCATCGCCCCGCTCCAGGACGAATTCATGAGGCAGTTGAGGGACTCGCTGCGCGAAGAGTTCCCGAAGATCGACGAAACGGCCCTCAATCCCGTCGACACCTCGAACCAGCTCGAGGAGATGCGCGTCGCGTCCGGTTACGTCAAAGCCGGAATCATGACGGCGAACGAAGCCAGAAAGAAACTCGGACTCGAAGAGCGCGCGGACGGAAACGACCTCGTATCGACTCCGGACAACGCGCAGCAGAACGACCCGGCCGCATCCGGAATCGCGAAGGCCGAGGAGGAAATCCGGAAGCTCTACGAACAGATCACCAAATAGCCGATGCGCAAACTCGAACTCCTGAAGATGGAAATCGCCAGGACGAAGCTCGCGAAAGACGCGCTCGAACTCCGGGGGAAGGAATTCGCCCAGGCGTTCGGGCGTTTTTCCGAACTGTGGACTGGGTACTTCGAAAAACAGGCCGCGGACTATTTGGATTTCGTAGCCAGAAACCCGAACGTCTTCCCCGCCGAAGACATCAAGAAGTTATCCAACGAAGAGGAAGCGGCTTTCCGGCAATCGGTCATCAACGAACTCATCGTCGCCTACTCGCTCGGCCGTGAAAGCCAGTTCGCCGACATCGTCGCTGAACTGTCCGTCGACGTGTCCTTCGAACTCGACAACGCCGGCGCGCAGTCTTACGCTTCCGAACGTGCGGGAAGCCTCATATCCGGAGTCAACGAGACTACGAAGAAGGAGATCGGAGACCTCATCTTGAAGGCGTCGCAGGAGAAATGGAGCCTCGGGAAGGTTTCCGAAGAGATCCGCTCGAGGTTCGAAGAATTCGGAAAATACCGCGCCAACCTCATATCCGTCATGGAAATGGGAAACGCCTACGAAGCCGGAAAGCGGTCGCAGTTCGACAGCTACGCCGCGGAGATGGGTACGGTCGGCTGGAAGCGCAGCCAAACTCAGGGCGACGACAAAGTACGTCCGTCCCATTGGGCGAACCAGGAAGCCGGATGGATTCCGGCCAACGAACTGTTTCCGGGAACGCAGACGGACCACGCGCCGCACGGCTTCAACTGCCGGTGCGTTACGTCGTACCGCCTCACTGACCCGAATTCCGATAATTAGCCGAAAACGGAGTATCCGATAACTAAAAGTATCAATGCGGCCGATACGTATCCAATGAGGCTTTTTACGTCTTTCATAATGGTGGAATTGGGAATTAATGCCCTTCGGTTATCTCGTTCACTGAACGTTCCGTAATCTCGTCTCATCAGGTTTTCGCATGGATTTGGATCCAAACGATTATGGCGATAGCGGATAATCCGACAATCAGGGCGAGTACTGTTTTCATACGGTTTTTCGGTTAACGGTTTTCGAAGGTATGCCGGAAACGTGTTCTCGGCATTCGGGCAAATGTAAGAGTTTTGGCTTTGTAGTCAAGCGTTTGCCACTTTCTACCCGCTTTTCGACAAACGGGCGAAAATTGGTAAACGGGACTTTAGATGACATTGGAACGGCCGCCGCTTCGAAGAGAATCGCGGCGGTTTTTCATTTCAAGTCAATGCGCATCATCAAGGCAGACCAATCGCACAAGACGGCCACGTTCGTGGTGCTGGAACCCGATACCGAGGACAGGAACGGCGACGTGATAAGCGTAGACGAAATCATCAAGACGGCGCACGAGTTCGTTCGGAACATCTCAGAAAAATACGTGAACGTGAACCACGAGTCAGGAACGCAGCTCGAATCCGTCGAGTTCGTCGAATCGTTCGTACTACCCGTTCCGCTGGAGATCGGAGGGTCGACGATCAGGCAAGGCTCCTGGCTCGTCGGATTCCACTTCCTTTCGGACGAGCTGTGGCAGAAACTCGTTGACGGAGAAATTACCGGCGTATCGATGGAAGGCTTCGGATACGCCGAATCATAACAACACCTATCATGAGAAAAATCAGCGACGTCATCGTCAACGGAATCTCCCTCGTCCTCAAGGGGCACGTACCGGCGGTACAGCACGCGGAAAGCTCGTTCGCCATCTTCAAGATCGCGAACCGGCCTTCGAAGGAACAAATCCGGAAGCTCGAAGAGATTTCCTCGAGGCTCGGGGCCGTAGCAAATGACATTGGAACGGCTGGGGTCACGGATAAAAACGCCGAGGATATTTCGTAATTTACCGTCCATGAAAGAGTCGATCAAGAAGATCGCCGGCGGCGCGAAAGCGGCGGCCGAACTCCTGAAGGAAGGCAAGACCGAAGACGCCATCGCGAAGCTCGCAGAGGTAGCCGCGGAAGCGGAAGCCGCGGCGACCCAAGCGGAAGTGTCCGAAGCCGCAGCCGGAGAGCAGGCGCAGGAAATCGAGAAGATGAAGACGGAACTCCAGAAATGGGCCGACCTCTACGTCACCAACGATTCGCTCGCCGCGGTCCTCCAGGACATGAAGGATGCCATCGCTGGATTCAGCGGTATTCCCGGCTCCATTGCGAAGCTCACCGAGCGTCTCGAGACCGTCGAGAAGTCTACCGAAGGTTCCAGGCAGATCCAGAAGGTAGAAGAAGGGGACGACAAAGACCTGAAGCCGCTCCAGAAACTCGCACGACGCCTTTAATTCAATCACACATCACGGCCATGCCCGCAAAAGAACAGCTCGCCAAAGCGTTTGACTCCACCGGAGACAATTCCAACGCCGTACACCTCTCCCACGAAGAGGCGTCCGCGTTCATCGACCTCGTACGCGACGAGTCGACCCTCCTCAAACTCGCCCGCGTCGAAAAAGTCGACCTCGCTACCAAGTCCCTCCCGCGCCTCATTTCTTCCAAGCGCTTCCTCCATGCCGGAGGCAAGGGCGTAGCGCTCGACGACGACAAGAAGGATTCCTTCGGAACCGATAACATCGAGATCCACACCCGCGAGGTTATCGGAGCGATCGAAATCCACGACTCCGAACTCAAGCACAACATCGAAGGCCAGTCCCTCGGAGAAAAGATGCTCAATCTCGCCGCGAAGAAAATCGCGAACGAACTCGAGGAAATCGCCATGTACGCCGACAAACTCGGAACCTGGTCGGCAACCGAATCCGCATTCGCGCTCTATGACGGCTTCGTCAAGCGCCTCAAGGCAAACGGAAACCTCATCGACGCGGCCGACACCGACCTCTTCGCCGACGCCAAGGTCTCAAAGGAAAAGATGGTCCGCCTCCTCACTTCCGTGCCGACCAAGTTCCGCAAGGATCTCCAGTTCTTCCTCCACGACAACGTCGCGATCGAGTACAACGAACAGTTCGACCAGTACTTCCAGTCGCAGAACTTCGTCGGAAACGTGCTCGGAAAGCGCATCAACAGCGTCCCGCTCATGCGCATCGACGACACTACCGGAAAAACCGAAGCGATCGCTACCGACCCGATGAACCTCATCTTCGCGATGCAGGTCGAGGACGGCACCATCTCCTTCGAAAAGGAACGCGTCGCCAAGGAACGCAAGACCGTCTACCACTTCTCCATGGAAATGGACTTCCAGATCGAAGTTCCGGAGGCGGCCGGCATCATCACCAACCTCGTCACCAAGTACTAGGAAGGAGTAGCCGAAAATGACATAGCAACGGCAGGACGCCCCCGTATCATCGGGGGCGTTTTACAACTCACTTTTCCACTATGGGCGTACTGCTCGTGAATAAGAAAAACCGTTCCTACAACGGAATCAAGCTCAACGGAACCGTAGAAGTAGACAAGTCCCGCGTGGCGGAGTACCTGGCGGCCGGTTTCGAAAAGGCCGACGTTCCGGAACGTCCGAAAACTCCGGAAACCAAGCCGACCGAACCGGCGAATACCCAGAAGGTTCCGGAAACCAAGTCCGCTGCCCCAAAATCTGACGACAAGAAGCCGTCCAGAAAGAAGGTCGAACTCAAAGCGGTTACGGACGCCCCGGAAACCAAGCCGACCGAACCGGCGGCCGACATTCCTCCGGAAACCGATCCGGAAGCTCCTGCCAAGCAGACCGGCGGAGAAGGGTCGACGGAAGGAAACGAACCGAAGACCGACGCGGCAGGAGGCGAAAACGTACCCACTCCCCCGTCGGAATAGTCCGGAAATGACATGGCAACGTCCGAATCCCCCCGTATCATCGGGGGGATTTTTATCGTTAAGGCGCGAAAAATGCTCTATACGACCGTTGAGAAACTCAAGAAGCACCTCGGTATCGTCGGCGACTCGGAAGACGAGGCTATCGGCGAATTAATCGATACCGCCACCGCGCTCGTCGACGTGGAACTCGGCGACAACCTCGGAAAGGATACGTTCACGCGCAGGGTCGACGGATCCGGAGCGCCGAGGATCGTAATGGAGAACCGAGTCAATTCCGTTGAGTACGTGAGGGTATGGCGCGGAGGGTCTTACTACGAATGCCCGGTGGCGTTCGTCGACGGAAGCGTCGTACACCTTACCAAGGATACCCAGCGCGGAGAATCGAACGTGGAAATCCGGTACGAGCGCGGGTACGACGACGTCCCGAAGGACTTCGAAGCGTACTTCCTCGCCTACTGCAAGGAGCTTTACCGGTCGAACAACGGGACGGACGACGACCGCGTAAAGAGCAAGAAGATGGGGGAAATATCGGTCACGTTCTTCTCCCCTTCCGAAATCGCCTCGGACGTGCTCGTGAAGATGCGCCCGATACTCGACAAATACCGGAACTTTACTTCATTCACCGTGTAGACGATGGGCATTCTCAAGCACTTCTCGAACGACCTTCGGACGCTTTCGCTCGTCGGGAAGACCCGGACGAAAGGGGCGTACGGGGAAACCGTGGAGCACGACGTGGCCGCCGTCCAGGTGCGCTGACTCATCTTCCAGAATTCGAAGCCCAAGCCGGAGGATACCGGAGGATCCGCCGCGGTCCCTTACGTATCAAGCACGCACGTGCTCTATCTGGCCGAATGAACGGAAATATCCGAGCGCGACACGGTCGTGGACGGCTACGACGAGTACGTCGTCCGATGAGTCGACACGGTTCCGGACTTCGGCGGCGCGACTTCCCACCTCGCCGTTTATCTCGATCGCCTCAAATAGCATGGGAGCCGAATTCACGCTCGATACGGAGGAACTATACGCCGCCCTTGACTTGTCACTGAAAGCGGCTACGGTCTTCGCGAAAGACAAAATCACGGAAATCACCCCGCGCGACCTCGAGCGGCTCCCGCAGGACATCAACCGCAAGGACGGGAAGGAGCCGCACCGCTCTTCCCATTACAAACCGGTGAACATCGCCGGCAATTGGTACGAATGAGTCACCGGGACGCTGAAACGCTCCATAGGGGACGAAAAGGTCGGGGAAATGCGCTACGCGGTCGGCGTCGTCCGGTGACCGGCTTCGGAATACGCGGCGTACCTGGAATTCGGAACCCAGAACATGAAGCCGCGACCGTTCATCCGGAAGGGAATAGCGGACAACATCACTGAGATACGCGAAGAATTCCAATCGACCTTCGCCAGATTAACCAAGTAGCATGAAAGACCTCAAGGCCCACATAATCGCGAAGCTCCTTGCGGACCCGACGGTCTTCTCGATCGTGAACGACAACGTCAAGGCGTTCTCGGACGACAAATCGACGATGGAAAACTTCGACTCCAGACTCCCACAAATCACGATCGCGAGGCTGTTCGCGAACGTGAACCATCTCGGTCTCCGCTCGGAATCGGTGCAGATATCCTCGTGGGCGCACTATATGGGCGAATCGCAGGATCTCGCCAAAGAGGTGGAACGGGTATTCCACATGACTTCCGACGAGGTGTACAAATCGTGCCGTATCAGGCATTACGCCGACACGTTCGACCGGAAGACCGGCGCGCACAGCCTGCATCTGACGTTCGAATTCGTGGTGATGGACGCAGACTAGGGCCATCAAATGACATTGGAACGGCGATTTTTCCCCGCATATTCGCGGGGAATTATTTTTATCGTTCACCAAACGGCAGCCATGCAGACCAGCGTGCAGAATTCCCGTTCCATCCGTCTCGGATCCGGAACCCTCTCCATCGACGGAGTAAACGTAGGAGCGCTCGAAAAGGCGAAGCTCGACGTAACCTTCAAAGTCCTCCAGCTCAAAGCCGACAACGCGCGCCTCACCCCGCGCAAGTCCATCGACAAGGTCCAGTTTTCCGCGAACCTCTTCGAAATCCTCCTCGCCAACCTCGAGAAGATCGACGGCTTCGGAACCGCGACCGACACCGCCGGAGTCTCCACCCCGGTAACCGCGGAAGTCCTCCGCGCGTCCGGAAACTGGGCGTCCTCGGAAGCGATCTTCTTCGCGAATGCCAACGGCGACGGAAGCCAGGTGGCTTCGATCGTCGTGAAGAACGGGGCGACCACCCTCACCGCAGGAACCGACTACGCCGTCGTAGTCGAAAACGGAAAGACCGGCGTCGTCCGCATCGGAACCGCCCTCACCCTTTCCGGAATCGGCCTCAACGTCGGTTACTCCTACGTCCCGAACGCCAAGAAGACCTACACCTTCAACGACGTCGTGAAGGCGATCGGATTCTACGAAGTGAAGTTCGAGAACGTCGACGAGAACGGAAAGAAGTTCTCCATCACCATCCCGAAGGGCTTCAACACCGAAAACCTCACTCTCGAGTTCCCGTCGGACGAGAAGCTCGACGAGGCGATGAAGTACCCGGTGAAGTTCGAGGCGTACCCGGATTCGTCCAACCGCCTCCTCGTCATCGATGACGAACAGGCCGTCTAGCCGGAAAATCTGACATTGGAACGGCGAAAGGCTCCCCTACTCTCACGGGGAGCCTTTTTAACGCCCGAAAATGATTTACGACCTCAACGACGAACGAGCGGAAACCGTCCGGTTCACCGAAGCGGGAACGACTTACGAAATCGGAAGGATCCGCCCGCAGGAACTCGCCGCCATGGAAGCGCTTCCGGAACGCGCCACATGGAAGGATTGGCAGCCGATCGTGCGTTCGGTGCTCACCGAATGGAACGGAAGGTGTCCGGAACTCGACGAACGCACGGTAACCGCCGTCGCGACCCTTATATCGGAAAAACTCTCCAAATGCGCTTAATCAACGAATTTCGGTACAGGAACCGCGCATTTCGCGCCGGAGAACTCACGGTCGGGGCGTATTGGAAGTTCATCGACGATCCGGAGGCGGCGCTGCGCGATTGCCTGACGGAATTCAATCCGGAGGTTCCGGAACTCGAGGCCGGGGAAATGGAGCGGTTCGCGAGGATCCTTTTCGGGGAAAAATCGGTTCCGGGGATCTTCGGGGAAAAGAAGCCCGACGGGTCGGCCGCCGAAGACTTCCACATCTCGGTCGCCTTCTTCATGCGGGAGTTCCACCAGCCGTTCTCGGAAGTCATGGCGATGCCGCTCCGGGTGTTCGAACGGATGACGGACGACGCGAAGATCGTCATGGGACTCGAGGAGTACGACCCGGGAAGGAGATCCGCGGCACCGGACTCCAAGAAGCTTCGCGAGACGTTCGGAGGAAAGAAGGAAATCAAATCTTAACCATACGGGAAAATGAACCTCGGTGACCTCAAAGCCACTCTCTCCATAGACAAAGGCAGCATCGACGTGGCTACGACGAACGTGAAGAAGGCGCTTGAAAAAACGGGCGCTGATGCCGGGAGGGCGATTGAAGAGTGAATCGTCGACGGGGCGAAAAAAGGCGCTTCCGGAGCCGAGAAAGAATTCAAGAAAGTAGCGTCGTCCCTGGAATCCGCATGAAACGCCTTTAAGACTTTCATCAAGGCCATCGGGGTACTTTGGGTTATCGACAAGATAAAGCAACTGTGAGGGGCGATCATAGAACTTGGATCCAATCTCGAACAGTCCCGCATAGCCTTCACTACGATGCTAGGAAGCGCGGAAAAGGCCGACAAGCTGCTCCGCGAACTTTCGGATTTTTCAAAAAAGACCCCGTTCGAACTCGTCGGGATACGGGAGAACGCGAAACAACTGCTCGCGATGGGCGTCGCCCAAGAAAACATCATCCCTACGCTGAAGGCGCTCGGTGACGTCGCGTCCGGACTGTCGGTTCCGCTCGAACGCCTTACGCTCGCCTACGGGCAGGTTTTGGCAAAATGAAAACTCACCGGTGACGACCTTCGGCAATTCACCGAAGCCGGAGTCCCGCTCCTCGACGTACTTTCCCAACAGCTCTGAAAATCGACCGCGGAAATCCAGAAGATGATCGAGAAGGGGAAAATTTCGGCCGTGGAGGTGACGAAGGCATTCAACACCATGAGCAGCGAGGGCGGAAAATTCGCCAACCTCATGGATGCGCAATCAAAAACCTTGTGAGGATTGTGGTCGAACTTCAAGGACATCCTCACCTGACTCGGGGAACAGATCGGAACGTCTCTCGTTCCGAGGTTATCTAATGCCGTGCGCGCGATTACCGATTTCGTAGCGAAAAACGGGAAGCAAATCGCGGATTTCGTAACGACCGCGGTAACTGGGATTCTCGACTTGCTGCAATGACTTTTCAACGTCATCGGAACCATTGCGACGACGTTCTCGAAGGTAAGCGAAGCGTTCGACTCATTTATCGGGGTGAGTTCCGACGCACAGAAAGAAGCGGGACTGCTGAGCGACGCTATGAAGGGCAATTCCGACGCGATGGTGGATCTTCGGAACCGGTTCGATGAAGGGCTTATCTCCGAGGAGGAATATCGGAAATGAATGTCCGATTTGCTCGGACAGCATGAGCAGCTCACGTTGGCAATCGAACAGACGAAGAATGGGGCTTACGATTACAAAACCGCCATAGAAAAACTCGCCGCTACCCAGTACAAGGCCAATACCGCCGAATATCTGCGCGAGCGTGCCGAAATCGTAAAGAACATCAACGCGTCCATAGCGTTGCTCAAGGCGAAACAAGCGCTCGGAATACAGAAGGCGAAAGAGGAACAGTCGGCGAAACCGGTAACCGGAGAGGGGTCGACCATGCCGGAAAACAAACTCCCGAAATGATACGGCCAAGTTCCGCTCGACTTATCGAAACTCTCTGGCGTCTCCGGAGGATTGACGGTAGGAACCGCTCCAGTCTCTTCGAAGATGATTTCGTCCCTCCTTCCCACGTCGGCGGAGGATAAGCAAATCAAGGAACTCGAAGATTCGTTGAAGAACATCGACAAAACCGTTGCGAGCATCCGGAGTAGCTGAGGATGAATCGACGTATCGAAAATAAAGGACGGGGCAAACAGTACTTCTACATCGTCCGCCAAAGCGTCGAAAGCCGCTACCGAGGAACAGACCCGTTCGGTCAACAAACTCAAGGACTCCTATTCGGATCTGAAGTCCAAGATACGGGATTCGGAAAAAGCTGGAGATGAGTATTCGAAGGCTACCCAGAAGACGAACCGCGAAATAGCCGACTCGCTCCGGGAGGTCGGGAAACAGATGGACGAAAATGAGAAGAAACGGTCGGACGCGCTCGCGAAGACCGCCGAAGAAGCGAAGACGAAGAGGACCGGATCGACGGAGGACTACGTGCGCGACCAGGCGGTCAAGCAGGTGGAACTCGCGAAGGACGTCGCGGAGATCCAGGCGGACATCGAGAACCGCAAACAGGAGGCGGCCAAAAAGTCCGAGACCCTGCGCGGCGATTTGCTCGATAAACAGAAGAACCTCCAGAACGAACTTTCGGTCGCGGAACTCCGGAGGGCCGAATTCACTTCGAACACGGCCGAGGCCACGAGGAAAGAAAACGAGTTCCGGATCGCGAACCTCAAATCGCAGCTCGAGGAAATCAAGAACGGCTCCGGACTGAGCGACGCCGACAAGGCTTTGCTCGACCTACAGGAAAAATTCCTCGAGAAGCAGAACGCGCTCGCCGACGTGAAGTCCAACCTGAAGAACGTGACGGATTCGGAAGCCGGCAGCGCGGACGCGCTCAAGACGAAGGTTTCCGAAATCCTCGACGTGGAGACGAAGCGCGCCGCCATGTCCGAACAGAAGCGCGCGGAATTCGATTTCAAACAGAAGCTCGCGGAGATCGACCAGGAGAAAGCCAAAAAGGACGCCGAGGCCGAAGCGGACTTCCAGCGGGAAAAAACGAAGCTCGACCGGCAGGCGAAGATCTACGAGTACTTCCAGAAGAACAAGGATCTCACCGCCCGGCAGCTGAAGCTCATCCAAGACGGGGAAGATTTCAAAAACGCTTCGAAGGAGGAACAGGACCTCATCCTCAAGCTCGGCCGCGAGCGGATGGAAACCACCAACAAGAAGAACGAGAAGATCGCGGCGGAACAGGAGGTGGCCGACGCTACGACGGCGCTCTCCAACCAAGTAGGCGAGACGCTCCGGAACAACGTGAAGGCGCTGAAGGCGGAATACGTCGACCTCATCAAGGAGATCCGCGCGGCGATCGAAGCGCAGAGGGCGCTTTCCGGAACCGGCAGCGGATCCGCGAAACGCGGGTTCTCATCCGGCGGGTATACGGGGGACGGGGCGATATCGGAAGTAGCCGGAATCGTCCACCGCGGCGAATACGTCGTTCCGAACAGCCTCATCCGCAGCATCCCGAGCCTCATTCCGCAGCTCGAAGCGGCGCGGTCCGGACGCGTGGACAATTCCCGGAACGTATCCATCACCGGTCCCATCACGGTAAACCGGGAAATGGACTTCCAACTCCTGCTCGAAAGGGCGAAATTCCGAATGTAACCCACCATCAAAATGGACTTCAAGCAAGCGAAGCTCGACGGATCGGACGTCCTCAAGGACTCGTCTTCCGGAATCTACTACGTGAGCCGCGAATGGCGCCGGCTGTCGACCTCCGACGATTCCCGCCCTATCGACGGATGGCACGGCCGGAGCGTATCCCCCACTTACGCCCGCGTCCGCACGGTCACTCTCGAGGGGTTCGTCGAACGCCTCGACAACCCGAACGAACTCGCGGCCGTCGAATATCTGGAGAACCTTTTCGCACTCCAGGGGAACCTCACGGCGGTCATTCCCAAGACCCTGTACGTCAAGGACGCTTACGATCGCGAATGGACCATGCCGGTAAAGGTGCGCGATCCGGTCGAATTCACGATCGGGGACGACGACTTCCGGTCGAGCTACTGGAAATGGAGGGTGACGCTCGAAAGCGTCGAGGATCCCATCTACCGCAGCCTCAACGAAATCCTCGCCTCCGGAACGGAAGGGACGTTCGGCGGAACGGAACTCGGAACGGAACTCGGCGTGGCGTTCGACGGGTACGTCAACTTCATCGAATGCGTGACTGCCGGAAATTTCTCCGCCCCCGCGCGGTTCGAAATCACGTGCGTCGACTCCGGAGAAACCGGAACTGGCGCGCAAAGCCCGATCACCGTCCGGAACGTGACGGACGGCACGTCGTTCTCAATCGGAGTATCGCTCGCCGCCGGCGACGTGCTCGTAATCGATTCGCAGAAACTCAGGTGCTATAAGAACGGGGCCGACGTCACCGCCTCACGGCTCCCCGGAAGCGTATTCCCGTCCGTCGTTGGGACCACCCGGTTCTCCGTGACCGACGCCGACGGCGGGTTACCGTCCAACGACTTCTCCATCGGCGTTTATTTCCGTGACGCACTCATCTAATGCTCGTCGCCTACCTCTACGACCACTCGGGCGCGAACGTCGCCCAAATCTTCAAAATCCGCGATTTCCAATGCGTCCGAAAACTGAACGACGTATCGACGGCGACGTTTTCCGTCCCCGTATTCTCGGAGGACGGGAGCGTCAACCCGGACAACGCCTACGCGAACTTCAAGGAATGGAACCGCTGCAAGGTCTGCCTAGTGTCCGGAACGACGGAAAAGACGCTCATCGACGGGGTCGTCCGGTCGGTTTCGGCCGATTTGTCGAAAACCTCCGTGACCGTGAACGACCATCTTCTCGTCCTCAAGAACAAGCTCGTCTATTTCGACAAAGCCTATTCGGGCGCCACGGTCGATTCGGTAGTGAACGAGATGATTTCCGACATCAACGGGCGCGGGGCGTCCGGAATATCCGTCGACTGCGGAGTCACCACCGCCGTCACGAAAAATTACTCCAGGGGGCAAACGGTCCTCGACGTGCTGAAGGACTTGGCAGCGAGCTGATACGAGTTCGAGATCCGAGACATGGTGCTCCGGTTCAAGCAGACGATCGGAACGGACAGGAGTTCCGGGAGTTCGGCCGTAGAATTCCGCTACGATTTCGCCAGCCCGTCGGAGCGCACGGTCAACTCGGCGTCGGTGTCGTACGATTCGGACAACATGGCGAACGCCGGCATCGCGAAGGACGGCACGTCGGCGGTGGAATTCTCGGACGCCACGAGCATATCGTCGTTCTGACGCGTGGAGAAGTCCGCTCCGGTATCCGGAGACCTCACGGCGGCCGCCACGGCGTATCTCGCCGACCGCAAGGATTCCGTTCGGGAAATAGACGCCGTACCCACGTCGTCGGACTTCTTCGCCGCCGACGTGGGTGACCTCGTGAAGGTGTACCTGGACGGAGGGACGGACATCATGAAATTCGACGGATCCATGAAGGTCGTATCGAAGGAATTCCGGAACGGCGACCTGCCGACCGTGACGTTCTCGCTATCGAAAACCAAGGTCCGGACGCCGACGATCCTCGAGACGATTTCGGATCTCGCCGCGCGGACGAAAGCCCTCGAGGTGAAATAATGACATTGGAACGGATATGCCCGACCGTATCGTCACGTCGGGCATTTTTCATTTACCGAAACAAGCATGCAAATCATCGGGGTCCTCAACGGGAAAAACAAGAACTACGACTACCAGCTCACGGCAGCCGTCCGTTCCCTCCTCACCGGAGGAACGCTCGGCCCTACCGACCTTCTCGTCACCTCCGGAAGCGTGGCGGCTGGCGCCGCGCTCATCGAAGTGACCAGGACGAACGGGCAGAAAGTACTCGTCCACTACCAGAACACCGACGCGTTCCCGATCACCACCACCGGGACGACCAAGGTCTACGTGCTCGTCGACCAGGCGAAGATCGACGACGGATCCGCGAACGCCGCGGACGGAACCGGCATCGCCACCATCGCTTCCGGAGCGTCGTACCCGGCGGCGAATTTCATCCCTCTCGCGACCATCGTCTCCGGAGTCATCACCGACGACCGTTCGACGGCTTCTTTGCGCGGGCACAACGTCACGGGAGTCCTCTCGCTCTCCACGGGGGCCGACATGGCTTCGGCCACCACCTTGGACCTCGCGACCGCGACGGGCAACACGGTATACGTTACCGGTACCGCTTCCATCACTTCGCTCGGGACGGTGCAGGCCGGAGCGGAGTTCAATCTCGTTTTCGATGCCGCGGCGACGATCGTGTACAACGCCACCTCGATGCGCCTTCCGGGAACGGCGAACATCACTACGGCACAGGGGGACGTCATGCGCGTCCAGAGCCGCGGATCCGGCAACTGGAGGTGCCTCAATTACACGCGGTACAGCGGGCAGTCGCTCGTATCGAGCACCGACATAAGCGGCGCCACCCTCGAGAACGACATCCTCGGAGATACGGACTTCCTCATCGCCTACGACGTGTCGGCCGGGGCGAACCGGAAGGTCAACCCCTCGTCGATCATCGGCGGAATCAATTACTTCGGGGACGGGTCCGACGGCGACGTCACCATCTCGGTCAACACGACCCTGGTGCGCGACATGTACTACAACAACCTCACGATCAATACGGGGGTATGGCTCAAGCCGAACGGGTTCCGGGTATTCGTCAAACAGACTCTCACCCGCAACGGCACCGGTTACATCGTCGCCGCCGGAGGAGACGGGCAGAACGCCACCGGGGGAACTTCTACCGCCAAGACCGCCGGAAGCCAGGCGAACGCGGCCGGAACGCTGCCGGCATCAACCGTCGGCGGAGCCGGAGCGAACAAATGGAACGGCGGGCAGAACGCGGCCGGAAACGGAACGAACACCACGAGCGCGATCATAACGGCCGCGGCTGCTAACCCCGGAAGCGGAGGAACCGGCGGAGGATCCGCGGCGCAGGCGGCCGGAACTTCCGGAACGAACACGGGAACGCTCGCGAACCCGCTCAAGACCTACCACGACTGCTACTCGCTCATCGACTTCGGGACCGCGTACGTCCGCGCGCAGGTCTGCGCGTCTCCCGGAGGCGGAGGGGCCGGAGGGTTCGGAGGGTCGGCCACCTATTCGATCGGCGGGGACGGAGGAGGTTCCGGTTCTCCCGGAGGGATCCTCTTCGTATGCGCCCGCCGCATCGTCGCGAACAACACGAATGTCCTCTTCGACTGCCACGGCGGGAACGGCGGAACGGGCGGGGCGGGCGGAAGCGGAGGATCCGTAAACCAGGCGGCGCAGGCGGCAGGAGGCGGCGGAGGAGGGGCCGGGGCGCACGGTGGCGTCGCGATCGTCTTCTACTCGCTTTCCGACCAGACCGTCACGGCCCTCGTGAACGTGGCGGCGGGAACAGGAGGAGCGCTCGGAACCGGCCAGCCGAACACCGGAGGACCCGCCGGATCCAACGGAAGCGCCGGAAGCAACGGAACCGCCGGAGTCTCGAAGGTCTTCAAAATCTAACCGTTTCCAAACCATGAAAAAATACGCGATCGTCAAAGACGGTGCGATCACCTACGTTACTGAAGGAATCCCAACGAAACAGGAATATTTCTCCGAAGAGGAAATGGCGCGGATCCTCGAGGAGGAAAAGGCGAAGGTCGACGCCATGACCACCGAGGAGCTCCTGGATTACGCCGCCCCTTCGAACATCAAGGTTCCGGGAATCGAATACGACGAGGCGGTTCCGTTCGACTTCGAAGGGCGTCCGGTGCTCGTCGACGGAAAGGTCGTTCCGGATCCCGAACCGGCGAAACTCCGAAAGGCCGAAATCGTGCAGATGCTCGGGAAGCTCTCGGACACCAGGAAGGGACTTGAATCGCTCGGGGAGCCGACCGGAGAAGTCGACGCGGACATCGAGACGCTGAAGACGGAGTACGCAACGCTCTCTTAAATCCTTTCTATCCACACCATGGCAGAAAAACAGACCTTCACCGAGACCATCGTCACCGGTCCCATCACCACCACGTATTACGGGGAATCGAGCCTCGGAAACAGGATCACCGACCCGAGATGGAGAATCACCAAGACGGTGGCAGACAATACCAATCCGGCCTTGAAAACGGTAATCAAGCGGTTTCCCATCCAGCTCAACGGACCGGAACGCAAGAGGGGATATCCGTCGGACGGGTACGAGTTCGCCTGGAGCGACCGCGCGAGCCTCCATTACTCCCTCTTCCGGGATTCCACGGCCCCTACCCTCCTTTCCGTGCACGTGGCGTCGAACAACGCGGATCCGGCGGTAGCGGTCGCCGGGGATACCCTCACGTTCACCGTGGTGGCGAGCGAGCGGCTCGGAACCCTCACGGCGACCGTATTCGGGAAAAGCCCGAACATGGTGTCCACCGTCGACGGGGTCACTTGGACGTTCGCGTACATGGTCGAATCCGGAGACGCCCTCACTTCCGCCCCGTTCACGATCAACTTCTCGGACGTCAGCGCGTTCGTCGGAATTCCGGTGACTTCCACTACCGACGGCTCATCGGTAACCGTAATGTCCAACGTCGTGCATTACGAAGGGGATTTTTCCCTCAACATCCCGGGAGACAATTACGGAATCACCCTGGCACCGGGCGTATCGTTCACCACCCCGTTCGGGTGTCCGGACATCGCCACGCTGCTCTCGCTCTTCGATACGAGCATCACCCCCATGCTGGGGATTCCGACTACGGGCGATTGGGCGTACGTCGGCGGAAAGCTCATTTCCCCGTCGTTCGTACGTCCTTCCGGACCGTTCCCGGAAACCATCGGCTGCGGCGCTTACGAACACGGTGCGTTCGCGGACAACTTCCCGCTCACCCTCGTCTAACCCTTTCCTGCTATGTCCGCAAAAGACACCTTCGACGTTACCGACGCGAAAAAGACCGCGCGATCCGCGGCGGTCTTCTACCTTCCGGTACTCTTCGCCGTACTCCTCAGCATCCAGAACGGGCATTACGACATCCAGACGCTCAAGAGCGTGGCGTTGGCATCGGCATTGTCTGTCACTATCGACGCGCTCCGCAGGTACAAGGCGGACTCTACTTCCGCTAATCCGTAG